AGGTAGTTGTCGCCAAACTGTGTGGGTATCCAGTTGGTTAAATTGGTTTTCCAAGTTTGGTTGTCAGGCGCTGTTAGGTCTTCAGTACATTGTACTGTGGGACTGTAACTACCAACACCGTCTTTGTATACTTGCACCAGTGATGTGGTACTAGCAGGGGGCGAAGTAGGTATGCTTCCACTCTGTGTCCAAATAAGGTCACCACGATACAGCAATGGACTAGCAATGCTTTCGTTGAAGGCTTCCTTGGAGGCAGGCTCAGCAGTTTTGGTTACACCATAGCCGACCTTTTTCCAAAGGTAGTCAATCTTTTGTGATTCGTTGAATGAGGCGGCCATTAAGCGGCTACTCCTATTGACAGGGCTGTGATAGATTGGCCACTTGCCAAGGCAATTCTAATTAAAACATTTGTACCAGTACTGTTAGCGGCGTTTTGAGATCCCAAGGTCATTGTGTATCCTACATTGGCAATTGCTGTATTTAACGGTATCACATCCGCACCAGTTAGAGCGCAACCATTTGACCCGTTACCACCAGTACCCGAGGCCGCACCAGGAACTCCTGATCCAGCATACTGTGTGAACCCTTCTAACCATCCGTTGATGCTACTAGTAGGTCCAGGGAATCCCGGAGTAGGTGATGAAAATCCGCCTGTGTCTATTGTGGTTCCCGGTGCCGCGAGCCAAACACCCGCAACACCTGTAGTAGTTGTTAGTCTAATATCAAAGTTGGCCAGGCTGGGTCTAGCAAATGCAAAAGTAAAATACTGTGTAGTTGTACGATTGCCAGTGACTGTCAAGTTTGGCCCGACTGGTAGATAACCTGTTGACAAATTAACTGCATATTGTGTAAGAACACCATATCGCACCACGGCTTCTGGTGTACCTGCAATTGTTTGTGCTCCTGACCAAGCATTGGCAGTGTAGAAGTTGGTAGAATTGGAGAACGCTGGAGTATTTCCTGCAGTGCTCATTACCACACGTATGGCCGCTTGTGTGTTGGCAGTAGGAGTACATGTGATTGCTTGTTCGTTTACACCAGAGTTTGCACCAGCATAAGTTTGTATCTTTGTAGGTAACTGTACTGTGGTACCAGTTCCTATCACGTTGAATACATTGGCCTGGAAGGTAGCCACAGTATTGTTAGATCCAGTGATGTTGGCAGTTAAATTTCCAAGCACATAGTTTGAACCAACACCCACGTTGGCATTTAAGTTTGTACTGGTTAAAAAACTGTTTGCCGCATTGTTAATTGTGCTGAGTCCTTTTGTCTGCGTTGCTGTTACCAGTGCGCCTGACCCTTCGTAATTGGTACCGCTGTCTAGTATAAAAGGATCAGCACTTCTAAATGTTTGTCCTGATAAGTTTTGTATTTCTAAATTTGCCACTGTCACCGTAGGCGATCCTGTGTTGTAGTAAGGAATACCTGAAATATATCTGTAGGTTCCAGCAGTACCTTCAACCATGACCACATTACTGGTAACCAGTGTTGGTGAAGAATTTAAATTGTCTTTGACAAATCCCACATAGTTTGTATTACCTGCAGACGAGTGTACCAATTTATAATTGTTATATCCAGTGCCAAGACTACTCAATGCACAACTGACGTTGGCATTAAACACCTTGTAAAAATAACTAGGCACAGCGGCGTTGGCCACGTGCAAGTCTCGATCTGCTGTGACCAACAATGCCCCATAAGGACTTAATGTAACAGCATTACCGGCTGTGCTAAATGTTACACTACCAGCATTTGCATTGTTCACATAAGCATACAATGTGCCGCCAGTTGATGTGTTTGCGTTGGTTATGTTGGTGGCGGTTGCAATAGTTGTTGTGGTTGCAAAACGTGTGACACTGGTGCCATTGGCAACAATATTGCCTCCAGATGCATCTCTTGCACCAGCAGCCAATAATGGACTTGTGCCTTCACTAGTGTTGGCAATAGCCAAGTTAGCAAATGATCCCAATGCCACAGGAGCAGTAGGATTGGCCGCAATAAAAATATAGCCAGTGGTGCTTGTTGTATTACTTTGTGCGGTGCTAGTAATACCATTCGGAGTTCCGTTGGCAGTGAGAGACACAGTAAAGGCTCCGGCACTGTTGTAGGTGTGCAACACATTGCTTACGTTACTCACACCATTGCTAAATGTACTGTCTCCCCAGGTCCAATTGGCCAAGTTACTGTTTTGACTAGTGTTCTGGAAAGTAAAGGTTGATCGATTAGCGCCGTTGTAATCAGTATAGAGATATCCTACCCTGACGTTGCCAGTGTTGGCAGTGGCGTCAGTGATTACATTGGCAGTGGTTCCGGTAAAACTAGCACGAGTCTGTGGTTCAACTGTGATTGTGATGTTGCCACTTCTAGCAGGGCTGGTACTATATCCAGTATACAAATACAAGTTGGCTGTGAACTGTTGGTATATGTTACCGGCTTGATTGCCTGCACTCAACACAAATGTGTTTGTAACGTTGGCTGCTGATGGATTACCTGCAATGCCGGTTCCCACATTGACATTACTTACATTGCTGTCGCCGTAATTGAAGTTATACAATTGTTGCACACCAAAACTTGCTGTGTTACCTGGTGTGCCAGTTGAATCATTGCGGAAACTTACACCGCCAAGTCCGTTGATTACATTGGCTCGATTGGCTGTGACAAATACATTGCTTGTCTGCGGAGAGTATGTTTTGATCGTGGTTGTTGAACTTACTACTGTGACGTTGCTGGGTCCTGCAGTGTTACTGGTTCCGCTGAGTACTAGGTTGTACAAACTATCTGTGTTGGCACTAGCAGAATTGTAAGTGTGAGTCAGTGCGGTCCAAGAAGTGTTGGCTAGTCCTGGTCCGGAAGCAAAGTTGGCAGTACCATCTCCAAATCCTAAATCATACCAAACTGTATTAGTACTTGTATTGGTTATCAATACATTACCGCCAGTGTCTAAACTTGTTCTGTTGGCTGTGAATGATGGCACTGGAGTTGGAGTATACACAACTATGTTTGCCAAAGTAGCAGTGCTGGTCGATCCTTTGGCTCCTAGTGTGGCGTTGCCATTATAGGTTCCGGTGGTATTGTATGCTGTATAGGTTACAGTGAATGTGCCACCGCCGGGCACTGTGAAAGTATGATTGGCATTGGCAGTAACATTGCTTTGACCAGATCCATCATTGAACGACCACAAATAAGCATTGGGATTGCCAATGTATCTTCCGGTAAATGCCACTGTGAGTGGGCTGGGTCCTGAGTATACGTTGGCTGTGATATATGTGTTACCAACAAATGTATTTCCGGCAATGTTCAGTGCCACTTGGTTTAGATCATCTAGACCATCTGTAACATAAGTTGCTGTGGTCCATCCAGGATAGGCCACGTTTTGCACAAGATTTCCGTCTGTGGGTGTTCCTAAAGTTATTGTATTGCCTTGGCCGCCTGAGGCTATCACTCCTGTTAATTGCGATCCGTTACCAATAAAATAATTACCCGATACGTTACCAGTTGTTGAAATGTTGCCGGTTCCAACAATGCCAACTGTGTTGACGTTACCGGTAGAACTTAGGGTACCGCCTGTTACAATACCACTTGCTGATACAGTAGTACCTGTAAAAGACACAACAGAAATGTTTCCGCCATTGATATTACCGGTGACCGACAACAATCCGTTTGTTAATATATTACCACCGGCTATGTTACCAGTAACATTAAGGGCAGATACTACATTTGAACTTAGACTGAGTCCGTCTGCATTTAAATTACCACCGGTGATGTTTCCTGTAACACTTAAACTAGTACCGGTTGCCGCACCAATGTTGGGTGTTGTAAGGTTAGCACTAGTTTTGACAATAATATTGCCACTGCCATCGAATGCTGTGGTTACGCCATCAACTTTGGCATTAAACTGTGATCCAACTAAACTCAAACCAGCACTGGTATTGGCGGTATAACTTCCTGCACTAGAGAACTGTGTCCAAACAATTGCTGTTGTGCCCATTACAACCGGTGCATTGGTACTACATACCCAACCAGAATCTGCGTTGGTTGAGCCTATTTCAACAAAAGTAAATGCGCCAGGAACTTCAGTACCCTGGTTCATATCAGCAGAACGAGTCAGTACGTATGCCGATCCTGCACTATTGGTAGTAACCGTATAGATACCATTATAAGGTGCATTACCAGAAGTTTCGTTCTTGATCAGCACTCGATCTCCAACTGTTGGAGCGGTTCCGTCAATGGTTAATAGTCCTGTTGCAGATCCAGTAATAGTTGCACCAACACCGGCTGTGCCGTTGTTGTAGGTATATGAAGGTAATGTAGTTGCTGTGGCCAACGAAACAGATGCTTTGGGATCTAGTCCTTGTGCTATCGAGTCAACATAGGCCTTGGTTGCGGCATCTTGATCTTGGACTGGATCTGCCAGTCCAGTAATGTTTTTGCTGTTGACAGTAATGTTACCGGTGGGTACTAAATTCAATGCACCTGTACTAGTAATTGTTATAGCCGTGCCAACAATGTTATTTGTATTAACGTTAGCCCCAGTGATGTTACCCGAGATTGATAAATTACCACCGGTGATGTTACTTGAGATTGATAAATTACTACCAGTTATATTGCCATTAGCCGATATTGTACCAAGGGTGCCGATATTGCCGCCAGTTATATTACCGATAACACTAACTGTGGTTCCTGTAATATTACCTACTACATTACCTGATATAATGCCACTGGTAATTAAATTGCCTCCAGTAATATTGCCTAAAGCACTAATAACACCGCCAGTTATGCCTGGACCAACAATGAGGTTTTGCGCTATAACATAAGAACCTGATGTAATATTACCGCCAGCACTAACTTGTCCACCGGTTAGAACATTACCACTGGTTGCATTGCCTGTGGAACTAAAAGTTGCTGTGGAAATTGCGCTACATGCTGTGATGTTGCCACCGGTGATATTACCATTCCCTGATACAGTTCCTGAAGCAAAATTCACATTGCCATTGAACATTGGGCCAGTTATATTACCACCTGCACTAATTTGCCCGCCAGTTAATAAGTTGCCACCTGTAACATTACTTGTGGCACTAACTTGTCCGCTGGTGGTAATATTACTACCTGTAATATTGCCCGTGGCACTTATTGCGCTGCCTGTTAAGATATTACCATATGCACTTATAATACCTTGAGCAGTTATGTTTCCAGAAAAAGGACCACTACTGACAATTAAATTGCCAGCATATACATTACTGCCAACACTAATCAATCCACTAGTTAAAACATTACCACCAGTTACGTTTCCACTGACGCTCAAAACTCCTGTAACATATTCGCCGGTTGTGGCAAATACGGCCACATTTGGTGTACCGCCAACACTGACAGTAACGTTGCCACCAGAAGTTGCTATAGACACATTTGATGTGCCATTGTTGATGTTAGCAACTGATGTAATAACACCAGTTAAGAAAGCGCCGTTGCCAAGAATATAATTGCCAGTGACATTTGATGTTGTAATGACCGGGCCTGCTAGGCTGACCAAATTGCCTGTATAAGTTGGCAAATAATTGGCCACATCAGCATTGCTGTATCCTGCTGGCAATCCAGTAATAAAAGCACCATTACCCAACAAATAATTGCCAGTGACATTACCGGTTGCACTTACCAACCCATTGGTTAATAAGTTACCAGTTGTGATGTTTCCAGTGACACTAAGTACCGATAACACACCAACATTGCTGGCAGTTATCCCTGTTAATTGACTACCGTTACCGATTAAGAAATTACCAGTAATATTTCCAGTAGCACTAATCAGTCCGGTTACATATTCACCTGTTGTGGAAAATACTGCCACATTGCCTGATCCGCCCACGCCAACTGATACATTACCATTTGAACTGACCACAGTGACATTCGATGTGCCATTGTTGATGTTAGCCACTGATGTAATAACCCCAGTCAACAACGCACCGTTACCTAGAATGTAATTGCCAGTGATATTACCGGTTGCACTTACTTGGCCAGTGACATAAGCACCAGTGGAAGCAAACACAGCAACATTGCTAGTGCCAGCCACACCAACAGTTATATTACCGTTTGCATTGACTGTGACATTGCTGTTACCATTGGTAATTGCAGCGCCGGCACTGGCTATAATCCCAGTTAATTGACTACCGTTACCAATAAAGTAGGTTCCTGCAACATTGCCAACAGCACTAACTGTTCCTCCAGTGAGAAGATTGCCTGTTCGAGTATTGCCAGTTACACTTAAACTTGATAATACTCCAATTTGAGTGGCAACAATTCCAGTTAATTGTGATCCATTTCCTAAAAAATAATTTCCAGTAATATTACCAGATGTTGATATACTGCCGGTAATATTAGCGCCAGATATATTGGTTAGGCCAGCACCAGATCCAATAAATTGACCAGTAGTGGTAACATTACCAACAACATCTAAGTACAGTAAATCATCAACAACTTTTAGGCTTGAATAAAGTACATTAGCACTTAAAACATCACCAACCAATGCATTGGCGTATGCACCAGATTTAGATATGCCAGTTAGCAATGAACCATTGCCAATAAAATAATTTCCAGTAATATTACCAGTTGCTGTTAAAGATGATAACGTGCCAACTGATGTGATATTTGGTTGTGCATTGGTATAGACCGTACCTGCTACTAATGCATTGGCCACTTGTCCTGAGACATTAGCACCAAGTACGTTTGTTAACCCGGCACCAGATCCAATAAATTGACCAGTAGTGGTAACATTACCAACAACATCTAAGTACAATAAATCATCAACAACTTTTAAACTTGAGTATAATACATTAGCACTGAGAGTAGTTCCAACTAATGTATTAGCATCAACACTGACGTTTGATGCGGATATACCAGTTAATAATGCGCCATTACCAATAAAATAATTTCCGGTAATATTGCCAACAGCACTAATTTTACCACCAGTTGATATGTTGCCACCGGTTATGTTACCAGAGACAGTGACCGAAGTCAACGTTCCAACACTGGTAATATTTGGCTGTGCAGGTGTGGTAACTGTGCCGGCCGTGGTTGCTGAACCTGCTGTGGTAGCATAGGTGGCATTTGCCACAGTACCAGATACGTTAGCACCAGATACTGCATTTGCTGTATCAGCATAGGTTGCTTTGTTTGCTGTAACGGCTGTGGTTGCTGATCCGGCAGTGGCAGCATAAGTTGCATTGGCCACAGCACCCGAAACATTGGCACCAGATACCAGGTATGCTGTTCCGGCAGTGGTAGCATAAGTTGCATTGGCCACAGCGCCCGAAATATTAGCACCAGGTACGTTTGTTAGGCCGGCACCTGACCCAATGAATCGCCCACTGGTAGTAACGTTACCAACAACATCTAAGTACAATAAATCATCAACAACTTTTAAACTTGAGTATAATACATTAGCACTTAGAGTAGTTCCAACCAATGCATTGGCATCAACACCAGACGCAGATATACCAGTTAATAATGCACCATTACCAATGAAATAATTTCCAGCAATATTACCAGTTGCAGTTAAAGATGATAAGGTGCCAACACTAGTAATATTTGGTTGTGCATTTGTGTACACTGTGCCGGCTACCAATGCATTGGCCACTTGTCCTGAGATATTAGAAGCAGGTATGTTTGTTAGGCCGGCACCTGACCCAATGAATCTTCCTGAGGTTGTTATGTTGCCAACAACATCTAAGTACAATAAATCATCAACAACTTTTAAACTTGAATACAGTACATTAGCACTGAGAGTGGTTCCGGTCAATGCACCAGCTGGTGTGCTGGCCACTGTGATTCCGGTCAGTTGCGAACCATTGCCAAGTAAATAATTTCCAGTGATATTGCCAACAGCACTAATTTGACTGTTGGTTATTATATTGCCAACCGCAGAAACATATCCCAAACTGGATATATTGTTGCCAATAATACTGCCGCCTGTGATAGTTCCGGTGGCGCTGACTGTTCCACTAGTTCTAAAATTACCGGCAATAACATTACCTGTGGTACTTACAGGGCCAGTCAAACTAACTAAATTGCCTGTGTAGGTTGGTAAGAAAGCAGCTACATTGGAATTGTTGTAACTGGTATTGGCCACAATTCCAGTAAGCAATGCGCCATTGCCCACAAAATAACTACCATGTATGTACTGAAACGGATTGGTTATTTCGCCAATATTATAGATGCCTGCTGTGCCCGGCACAACGGAACTGTTGGCTTGGATTACACCAATCCCAGCAGGTTTAAGAATTATATTTTGATTGTTGTCTGTAGTAACAATTTCATTTTTAATAATGCGTATGTTACTACCCACCGGCCCTGCGGTGTATATTTCAGTAAAGTTCTCGTTGACTGCGGTAAATGCATTTCGTAACGGTTCCCCAGTGCCATCATTGGCATTAGCTCCGGTATCTATTATTTGTTGCGCCATAGAGATTAATCAGTCCTTAACACTATTTAGCGTTAAATAAAGATTAGGTTTTTACCTAATCTTGGCTACAAAATTTTGAAAATCTTCCAGCGGAGTGTGTGTTAAATTAGCCACTGTTTGTAATTCTCGAATTTCTGCTGTGGTTACTCCAACTACTCTAAAGAAATTAGTGTTGGGATAATCTTTCATGATTGTTACCAACTGTCTAATCCAGTTGCCAGTATATGTAGGGGCTCCTGAACTTTTTCTATAAAATTCAGTGTCGGCATAAACATTGTTAAATCTACCAATCCCAGTAGGACCCATATCAAACCCCAGCAAGTAGATATCTCGAGCACCATCTTGCGCGGCTTGTCCTACAGCCACAGGTCCTGAACTAAATCCAAAATATTCTTTTGTGATCTTTTTTGCACCAGAATCTGGCAAGGGTTTACGAGTGTAGTGAACATGACTTTTGCTATAACCTTCTTGTTGTATTCTTTCGCTGATGGGAGTGTCTGTACTGACCAGCACATCGGGTTCAAATTCACGATACACGGCATTACAGCCGTACACACGCCCGTGTGTTTTTAAACGTGATAGATCTACACCTTGACGGCTGATCCCATTACCTAATACAAATGCCACAGTCATAAAAAATCCTCCCAGTATGTATCTGGGAGGATGCGGTTGGGTTAAAAAAATTAACTTGTAACGCTGGCCACTTGTGCCAATTGCAATGTACCGTTTTGACCGTTTGCACTGGCAATAACATCTGCACCAGACCATGTGACTGTGCCTTCGTCTGTGAAGAAGTTGGTTGGGTAGAAGTTTTCGCTGGACTGAACGTTGACCCCAAGGTTACTGTCAGCATAGGTAGCATAAGTCATGCCGGTCCAGTCACGCACCCACTTGTTGGTGATGTAACTGGCATACACAGCAACTGAGTCACCAACACTGTATCTAATGCTCATGTTGCCAGCACTTGCAGTGGCAGCATTTTGAAGCACACACACACCAACTGGATATGCAGTGCCTGTGCCTGATCCCACGGCTGTGACTGTGAAGATGTCACCTACAGTAGAATCTGAGCCGCCGCCACAGGCAGCCCAATTGGTTGTTCCAAGCACAGCAATTTGGTATGCTTGACCAACAATCAATGATTCGTCAGCAGTGGTAGAAGCTGTGTAGGCAACCAGGAACTTGTGTGCACCTTTTTGACGTATAATTCTTCCCACGCCCGAACCAGTGGTTGACGCATCTGCCAAATTTATGTTTACCACACAAGCAATTTCAGGATTGGTTGCGGTTGCAGTACTGGTAGCAGGTGATCCACCAACCACACCCAAATATTCAGCGGCGCTGAGTGCGTCAGAACTGGGATATACCGGTGCTGTCAAACTGCCCATGTTTGGATATCCAGCATCAGTTAAAATGCTGTTGTTTGTTTTTTGAATTTTTAGAGCTCTTCCCATTTTGATTTCTCCTTATAGAAGCCCAATGCGGGTTCCAGCCGCTACGCGGTGGGATTAATCAGCCGCATAAAACACAGAATTGTGTTGACAAGTATTTAGCAGAAATGTAAAATACCCTGAGCACACAGTGTAAATATCCCATGAATCAACAACAAGCAGACTTAATCGAACAAGGCAATCAACATCGTGCCCGCCACGAACCTGAACTGGCATTAAAATGCTATGCTCAGGTCCTGATAGACGATCCTGACAATGCCCCGGCATTTTGCAACTATGGTAACGTGATCCGCGAGTGCGGTTATCCCGAACGTGGTGTACCATTCTTGCAAAATTCAATTGCAATTGATCCCACCAATTCCACTGCACAATTCAATTTGGCAGTGTGCTATTTGATGATGGGAGACTATGCTCGTGGATGGCCACAGTATGAAAGTCGTTGGCAGTTTGAGCACCTGGCAGGGGCAGAACCCAAGTACACACAACCTCGCTGGCGCGGGGAAGATCTTCAGGACAAAACTATTCTTGTGGTAGGCGAACAAGGTCACGGAGATTGCATTCAGTTCTCAAGATTTATTTTTAATTTGCATGCTCGAGGTGCAAAGATCAAACTACAAGTTACAGACGGATTGATTCCACTGTTGGGTACCAGCAACATGTTGACTGCTATAGGTCGTTACACTGATGATCCTGGCGAGTTTGATTACTGGGTACCCATTATGAGCATCCCGGGCATTTTGGGAGTTACTGTGGAGAATGTGCCACGACTACGTAATTATTTGTCAGCCGACGAAACACTCACTCGAGAGTGGTTGCAACGACTGGGTCCCAAACATCGCATGCGAGTGGGCGTGAGTTGGAGTGGTCGCAAAGATTCATGGATACATCAACACAAGAGTGTGCCATTTCCAGTGATACTAGAAATGATCCGTCGCAATCCACAATACGAATGGATCAATCTGCAGGTTGATGTTGACACCGAGGAAGATGAATTGTTGGCTTCAGCAGGTGTGACTAGATACCCAGGAACCATTAGAAATTTTGCAGACACAGCAGCCTTGATGATGAATCTTGACGTAGTGATCAGTGTTGACACTGCTATCAGTCACTTGGCAGGCGCTTTGGGAGTTCCTGTATGGATCATGCTCAATCAATACGGACTGGACTGGCGTTGGTTAACAAATCGTGATGATTCACCCTGGTATACCACAGCACGATTGTTTAGACAGCCCACTCGCGGTGACTGGGCTAGTGTGACTCAAAAGATTACAAAATATCTTTCTTGGTACAAGGTCTAAGGGCGTTTGCGGCAATGGTCGCTCTAATCTTTGCTTTTTGTTCTTCACTCATTGGCTTGCCTTTGTTGATCGGGACTCTTCCTTTGTTAGCGGCTCCTATTTTGGCGGCTCTTTCGGGGGTGCACCTTTTTCCAAACATTGGATTGTTAGAACCAGATTTAAGTTTAGACATTAAAGCACGATATTCTTCTCCTCGCGGCGGCTTCTTTTTGCCAATGTTACCTTTTCGTATTTTTTCTTTGTGCTCTTCGGTTTTAGACTTACCTTTGTGATAGTCACTAATCTTTTTGCGACTTTCTTCTGTTGGTACAATATATCCGGCTACATTTTGATTTATCCAACGATCATCATGCAAAACTTTGCAACGAGTTAGTACACGAGTTTCCCAGTTACTGGCTTGTTCTTTAGTTTCAAACACTTTGCGTATCTCAACATCAAAACTATCTACTCCGGTTTCTTCAATAAGTTGTTGAATCTTTGAACTACTAGTAAAATATCTCTTCCAAAGATCTTCGTGCGGGTCTACTCGGTTAGCAGAACGAACTCCATAGTATACTTTCCCAGTGGGCGTATGTTTGATTAGATATGTATAAGGTTTCATATTATTATTTATGACAGAGTGCGATTTCACCAATATAACACAGCCAACAAAAAACCCACCGAAGTGGGTTTTTGTTTTGCTTACACACTCGTTTAACACGAGTATATAACCAATCTCAAGAAAAGCTAAGATTGGAAACGGCTATCTCGCCCACGTAATCTCCAGCGTTACCAAACGAACTGGCAGTGTTTGTCAATTCTATGTACCCATAACGAGTCATAAATGACACAACTGGTTCAAATGTGCTAGGATCCAACACAACACCACTTGACATCAATGGGATGTATGGGCAGTAGAATGCAGGAGCGTCTGCTTCTGAAGAACCTTTGTAACCGACC